TACTCATTTTGTCCTCCATACAGTATTTATTAAAACATGTCTTGATTATTTTGTCAACCTATGATATCATAATAATACGTATATAGTGATTTCAATGACTTACAAACTTTAACAGCTATATATAGTATAAGGTATTGCGGCACGTACTCTAAACCTTAATTAATAAAGGAATATATGAAACAAAAGGATTTCAATAAGCTAAGTAAAGAGATGCAATCTGCTTATTTAGAGCGGGGCGGCGTTATTGAGCCTGATGTTCCAATTAAGATTATTCATTATAAAAGAACTCAAAAGAAAGAGATCATAAAGTCCAATAAAAACAAAGGACATAGAAGGATCAGAAAGGAAGTTGTAGAAAGACTAGCTAATGAGCTAAAAAGCGACCTCCCCAGGTCTGAAAAGTGGTTTCAAAAATTGTGGGCTAAACATAAACACCACAGAGATCAATATAATGAGGCCTATAAGGGTAAATATATTCCTGATGTAATAAACACTCAATATAAATACGTTATCGAAGTTGATGGTAGTTTTCACGACTCTGACAAACAAAAGGCCAAGGATAAAGCCAGAGATAAGTATTTTGAGAGTGAAGGTTATATCACATTTAGACTTAAAGCTTATGATCAGAATCAATTTGAGCAACTGGTCTCTGCTATTAAATTTATTAGGAATAAACAAGATATAATTAGAAGAAGCAACAAGTCAAAGCACCACAAGCGTGAAGTTAAGCGCTTTATTGATCAGTGTATTAGATGCAAAAACAAGGCACTCGATCAGGAATTATAGGTAGTAGCTCGGATGGCAAAAGGATATACTTCCTAGTTGATTAAACTCCGTACTTAGATGCGGCTCAACTCAGCCTATAGTTCAACCCATTAGGGGGTCAATCCTAACCAGTCTTAAACGCGGCCCTCCATAATTTCAGTATTCACTGGAACCTTAGATTCTATTGTCTAAACCAAATATTTAAAAGAGAGCAACCGGCCAGTGATTGAGTTCCAATTGTACTCACTCGCGCCTTAAGCCGTCAAGGCACCTGACTTAAGAAGCCGGTTGACACAACTATTAATTTATGATACAATTAAGTGTATGAGTAAAGGTAAAAAAATTTATCCTGAAAATAAAGATGGTGTACCGATACACTGTATTGAGTATGTTAAATTGTTTGGTGAGATTCCAGATGGCTATGAGGTTCATCATATTGATTTAAATATAAAGAATAATAGTGCAGAAAATCTTATAGCTTTACCGAGTAAATTCCATAAATGGATACACGGTCGCGGTTTTGATGGCGGTAACGTACCTGGAGCCTTTGCTTACCCAAGACTAGTTGCTGATAATTTAATTAACAAGAGTGATATTCAATTTCTCTTAGATGAATACTTAAACTTTAAGATAAACATACACGACATACGTAATAGATTTATTATAGTATTCTTGAAGTATAAAATGGGAATAAATAAATATAACCCAGAAAACCAATTCTAAATTAAGATGTTTTGGAAATTTCAGAGTTGTTTGTTAATTTTTATACAGAATTTGAGCGCGGCTCTCTCCATAAACGGAAACTCTTAAATACTTACAGGTTTGTTGGGTGTACTCTATACGAGTAAAGAAAGCGGCTAAACTTAGTAGTCTAGCGGCTCTGGATAACTGTCTCTAATATCTTCAGCTATACGGCTACCGTTACGGTCGATTATACTGTCAACCACACCGTCATAGTTAAAGTTATTGTCTTCGATAAATATAAACTTCCCTTTATAGCCCACAGAAACGTCTACAAGGCTTAAGTCTAGGTAGTCTGGAGTTTCATAGGCGGCTACATCATAAGAGCCTTCAACGTCAAGGACTAGTTGCTCATCACTATCTATCATGTGACCCAAACCGATTGCTGTCATTTGCTCCGGAGTTAGGTCTTCTATGTAACATTGTCCAGAAAATCCACCGGGTCTAATTTCATTTACTTCTATAATTATTTTATTCATATTATTTCTCCTTGTTATATATTAATCTTAACACATTGATCTGTTATGTCAACCCAAATCCTGAAAGATGTTTTGAAAATTCTGAGATCGTTTTAAAATGATAATATTATTTAATTCATTTACGAAAAACAAAATCTTTATTTCCTTCAGACTGTCCCGGGTATTTTGGGTTAATCCTATACGAGCGCGACTACCCTCCAAATTATTGATTTTATACAATATTATCATAATAAATTACTCCAGAAGACGAACGGTTGCCAAACAATCACAAAGCAATACAAAGTAATATTACATTAAGTAATTTGAGGCCCTGAGAGCTCCCGTAAGACGCGTAAATTTAAAAGGTATATCTAGATAAGGCTAAAACAAACGCCCAATACAGACAATCCTCGAAGCAATTATATATTACTTAAGTAATTACAATACTTTACAATAAACACCTCCATTAAAGTGTCTAAAAATGATACACCAATACGATAGACGGACAGATACATCAAAGTTTATAAATTTAAAAACACAAGTAGGCCCTCAAGTAATTACTCAAGGACCCTTTCTGCTTTTAAATTATTTCTTTATTATTCTTCCGATAAAACTTTGTAAGGAGATAAAACACTATAAACATCATCAATACAAGAAAAACCGTAAACATAATAATCTGTATAGTTACCTCTAACATCACCGCCACAATGAAACTTTGCAACCACAACCACCGATTTTTCAAACTCTATAATACTGTAATCAACATGTTGTAAAGGTAATACGTCCTCTTCATTGTGTCCTATGTAATTGTATGTGTTGTCAGATTTTATTTCTACCCCGGACTCATACATCAGATCAAGAAACGTTTCACCATCAATAGAAAGAGTTTGTTGTGAGTACTCATCAAATAAAACTCTAATATTAACAATTTCGTCCCCTTCATCGATCCACCGTTCAGGTAAAATTGAAGCATCGATCCACAAAGTCAGACCTTCATAATTATTACCATCTCTTGCTCCATAACAACCACCAGAAACACCGTCTCTAACATCAACGCCCTCAAAGTCTTTTAAGTAATTTATTATTTCTTCTTTTACCTCAGGCACAAAGACGTTCCAACCTTCAACCGGATAAGATAAGTAACTATCAAACCACACCTTAAATTTTTTAATCGAATCAATACATTCAGGTAAGTTTCTTGTAAGTTTATCGTTTGCTTCTTTTAGCTTTATTTCTATAGACACATTACACCTCCTCAGAATCATAATAATCTTCTAAATTTTCATAATTACATAATACAGAATAATCGAAGCTCTGATGTACCATCACCTCGGCGGCTGCTCGATTGAGACCTGTTTGCTCCATACATTCTTTTACATCTTCTTCTATTATTTTTTTTATTTCTTCATGCTTCATAATTACACCACCTCAATCATTAAATTTAATCTGTCCAACTCTGTCTTTAACATTTTAATTACTTTTGCTAGATGTACTTCGGTGTAAGCAACTTTCGATACAACTAGATTATTACCAACATACAGATCAACTATAAAACTGTTTGGTCCACGTGATCTGCTTACTCTCATATTGATATCTTTTTTAGTCATATTATTTCTCCTTGTTATATATATATTGTATCGGACAATATGATAATTACTTAAGTAAAAGTTTGGGTGCGTCTTATATTGATACAATTTTTTTACTGTCTCATTTTGAGATAAACTCATACTAGATTTTTTTTCTTTCCATGCTCTGATGTGTACCAGCAATATCCATGCCAACTATACGTAATCAATGTCTCATATCTATACGTTTTAGTGTGTGAGCTCTTTTTTAATGCAAGAAGCATGCCGAAGCGGTGTGGTGAGAGTGGTATGAATGATGCAGTTCGTCCCCATATCACCTAAAAATGCTGAAAATCGCGCCAAACCGAAAACTTGCACCCAAATTTAAAAAAAAATGGAATTTACTGTTGACTTTTGAGCGGGGCCATGCTAATCTAATAACACTCCTTGTTTGAATGCACAGACCCGAGTTGCTTAATTTTTCACCCTTTGAATTGAGCGACTTGGGTCTTTTTTTGCCCTAAATTTAAGCGGGGCCGCCCTTATTTTCCCAATATGAGAAAAATACACTAAACGGTTGACTGTGTTATTTCAGTGTGATAGATTAGTGTAATAGAAGAGTTCTGTAATTTACACGAGAGGATGGAAAATGGAAGAAATTTGGAAGGATATACCGGGGTATGAAGGTATGTATCAGGTTAGTAATATGGGTGAGGTTCGGTCATTGAGTTGGACATCTAGTAGAGAACCGCGTATTTTAAAAAAATCGATAGTTTCAGGGTATTATTCAGTTACTCTACAATTAGATGGTAAAGGTAAAAATTATAAGGTTCATAGGTTGGTTATGTTAGCTTTTTATGGGGAATCCCCTAAAGTAGTAAATCACAAGGATGGTAATAAACTGAATAACAATATAAATAATCTCGAATACGTCTGGCAAAAGGAAAATATCGACCATGCGTGGGATAATGGTTTAGTACGTAGACCTACTGGAAAAAAGGCTCCAAAATTAACAGATGATCAAGTCCGGTATATTAGAGGTTCAAATAAAATGACAAAGGAACTAGCTGAGGAATTAGGTGTTCAAGATGGAATTATATCTAATGTAAGAAACTATAGAAGTTATAAACGAATTAAATAAAAAGGAGAATGTAAATGAAGACAATAACACTAATACTAATGATGATATTTTTAAGCGGATGCGGAATTATGGAGGCTGCCACCCAAGGATGTGGGGGCGATCTAGACCCCTTATGTGACGCTTTCCTAGGACATGACCCGGTGGAGCAACCAGACTATGAAAGTCGCTTAGAAGAGCTAACAGCGAGCATAGAAACACTTAGGGATGAATACGAGGCGGCGATGTTTGAGGCTAACGAAGAAGATGATAGACTGGAAAGCCTGATTCATGATTTGGAGGCGAGGGTTGCCACTCTGGAGTCCGGTCTGAGGGTAGTCGGCTTTGTAGACCCCTGTGGAGATGGTCCCGGCTTTGATGAAGTCCTAATGAGAATGAGCGATGGAAGCCTGATGGCTTATTTTGAGTCAGGTAAATATAGATTCTTGACAATCCTAGCGCCAGGGGTGTATCGTACTACTGATAGCCAGAAATGTAAATTTAGAGTTACTAACGATATGGAGGTATTATAATGAGAAATAAGGCAAGAGAGAGATTTAAGTTACAGGGCGAGGTTGCTAAATTCTTACGTAAGGGCGGCAAGATTAAAAAGTGCCCAACTGGAGGGGCTGAGAGTATCCAAAAATTTGATGATTATTATTCGCCCAGACAAAACTTTAAATTTCAAAACGAATACGATTACAATGGGAGATACCGTGAATAACAATAAGGATAAAAAACCAGAGCTTCCGGCAGGCGAAATGACACTCCCCCGAATATTTTACAATGGATACTATTGGATGGAGGTTGATGAAGAAGATGAAACGTCTCTATCTGAGCCAAAGGAAGAAAAAGTATTGACTTGTACATGTGGAAGGGATAGTATTGGAGAAGGAAAGCACTCACCGTGGTGTGATAAGGGAGATTCAGATGTTTAAAATAGATAGACATTATATACACAAAGAAAATAAGGAAGAAGTTATTCGTATTCATGAGTGTAAGGACTTAGGAAGCGGTTATGAGCTAACTGTTACCTGGCATAATATTGGACCCAGTGGTTATGTAAATAATAGAATTAAGACTTTACACTTTAACTTTATTAGTAAAGAAGATTTCACACAATGGAAGGAGTATAAAAATGATTAGTGTAGCATGTGCCGCAGTATTAATGTTCGGTATTGAAAATCACTTCGACACTATCCCTCCACTAGTTAAAGGTGAGTTAGTAAACGAAAAAGTAATTGATGGTAAGGATGTATTCGGTGTTAAGTTTACTGACCTTAAAGGTAAAAAAAGAGTGGAAATGTTTGAAGCTAACACTTGTAAATTTATAAAGGAAGGTAAATAATGTATTTAAAGATATATGCGGTCTGTTTGCTTGGGTTTTGGCTCTATGGCATGCTAGATATGGCAGAAAAAGGTAAATGGACTAATGTAGTTGGAGCCGGGATTAACTTTTTATTATGGTCGCCTTTTATGGGCCGCGCTTTAGGATGGTGGTAAATGAAAAAATTTAATTTTACAGAAATAGTTTATAAAAGACCAGAAGTTAGAGAACACTCAGAGGAGACTAAGAAAAAAATAAGTGAAGCTCAGATGGGTGCAAAAAACTCACACTCTAGAAAAGTAATTAACACTGATACCGGTTATATTTATGATACCGTAACTGAGTGCGCTAGGGCTTACGGCTTATCACAAGGTGCGTTAAGTAATATGCTTAGTGGTAGAAGAAAGAACTTATTTGCATTGGAATATTATAAGGAGAAAGTAAGTGACATACAATGATCTAATATTAGACTTGCGAAAAAAACATGAAAATTCGGTTAGTTGGGGATTTCATAAATTACCACCTCACACAGTTTGGGTTTCATCAAGTACTGCCTATTATTTATTAAATGAACCAGCTTTCGTAGATTTATCTAAGTTTAAAGATGTAAGAGCTTATGATACAAAAATGATTGGTAAGATTTATGATATGATGGTTAAGATTGACGATACAATTCCACATAATACCATAGTTGTTGAAGGGCTGGATAAGTTGGTTGGATTTATCAAAGACTAGAACTCATATCTCAGAGTGAGACCTAACTCCCCATCCGTTCTACCATATAAGCCCACAGAAGCCCCCATGAGCACTTTTCTGTCAATCCTTGACTTGGTATATATAATATGCTATACTTAATTATGGCTTTATATAAAAGAAATTGTATTAGTTGTGGTAAAGAACATAGGACCGGGGATAAAGGTCAGTATGAGTGTGTTGGCTGCAGAAGAAAGGTTTCTAAATCTCAAAATAATATGTCAGTGCGCGAATTGATATATAAAAGGGATGGTTATCTTTGTTATTATTGTGGAATACACTTACATAACTTAAAAAGTTCAAATATATGTCTGGATCATATTTACCCCAAAAGTCTTGGTGGTTTAGATACAACTTCAAATTTAGTAACTTCTTGCATGAAATGTAATCAAAAAAAGTCAGCAAAATTAGACATAGATTTAATAAACAAAGCTTTAAAAGATATAAACTCAAGAAATGAAAGGTTTGGAATAGACTCCACACTCAAGGTTTGGGGCCTTAAAAATCGAAAGTAAGCTTAATCCCCACCTCATTATCTGTAGAGACATATGCACCAGCCCATAAATCGCCTATAAGGCGTCTATCTAGACCAATTCGATATGAAGGTCCGCTTTTCCAATCGTCCAATCTAGACCCCATAGCGGCCCACACAGACCATGTTTTCTCATTTACCGTTTCCTTGGATTTGAGAGTGTTCTCTTTTTGAGCTTGAGTCGTTTTGACTTGTTCGATAATGGTAGTCTTAGATCCGTCAGGACGCTCCTGTATCACTGTGCGAACGTTTTCCTGAATTACGACTTTTTCGACTTCCACAATCTCTGTTTCTTTAACGACTTTCTTCCCTAGTTTAGCTCCCAATACGTAAGAAAATACGCAACTAGCTATTATCAGGGCTATTTTTACTTTTTTCAACTACTAACTCCATAAATTTATCTAAAGGTAGCGCAACATATGGATTTTCCCGGTTTTTTTTGAATATCACTAGCTCAGTATGCGGCTGACCGAACCCCCTGGCTTGCTTGATAGCTTCCCATATATTTAATTTCTCTACGTTTTTACATTCTACTGTATAAGGGAATAATTTGCGTGCTGCCGGGCTTAAAAGGATATCTTCACCGCTTGCACCCATAGAAGTAGAACGTACATCATCCGGCTCTAACTGAGGAAAGAACTTAAGTATTGTGTCTCTAACTAGTTGTTGAAGGACTCTTCCTTTTTGTTTAGCCGACGCCGCTCTCATTATTTTGCCCTACAATAATCCAATTCACCAGCAAGATCAATTGTGAAAAAATATAATTCAGTGTAATGCTTTTTACATTTAGCAAACTCTTGATCTACGTGTAAATATTTGTTTTGCCAGTATGTTCTGTCTTTTTCAGCTTTCAATGCTTTATCTGTAAGGTAAGCTCCGCCGGCCATCAATGCGGCAACCAATAGTACGATAGCTGTGACCTTTAATCTATTTTTTGAGTTTTTCATTCATCCATTCCTTTCCGACCTTTATAATGTGTTCGGCAACATCATATAAACATAAACCGTTTATTGCCGGTAGTCTTTAATTTTCCAGAGCAAACTTTTCCTATATGTTGTCTATGTAACCCGTAATAATTAGCCGCATCTGTTATACTTTTAAAACATAGACCGTCGTCAATACAATATATTCGAGCTCTATTTACAGGCTCGCGCCTACCAAAGTCGCATCCAGCCTTCCACTTAAGCTTCATTGTTCGAGAGTGTTCTGGTCTTTTTTTATTACGAAACGCATTCCCACACTTATAGGCATGCTCTTTGGATAATTTTTTGCCGGCATTCCATGGCCTTACCCCAACCAAGCCAGCCCCTCCGCTTGAAATATTAGCTTTGCAATATCCAAAATTTCTATAATAGTTTATAAATTCTTTTTCTTTAATGTTGGCTTCTTCATTTGTTAAATTATGTATTATAATTTCAGCATACCAATCGGATTTATTTGTTATATTTTTCCATATTCTATTTCTACCATATTTTGATATATATCTAGACCTTTCGCCACGTCCTATATAAAAAATTTCATCAGTGTCAACTCTAATATGTCTATATATGTAATATTTATTTTCTTTTAGCAACCCATTCTCCAATATTTCCGCCCATATATATCATTATAACATAAGAAGTATAACTTATAAAGTCATTGCCCGGAATTAATTTAGTAGCCACTAAAACAGAACAAATAATTAAATATATTAGTGTTATTAAAAACTTTCTATTTCCTTCTAACATTTATAATCCTTAATTTATTTCATATTCCAAAATGGAATATTACACAAAAAGTATCTCCGCTCTAAATTTGTTCATATCAAGGTTTGGACATGTTTTTTTAGAGTCTAGCTCATAATGTCCATATACATCTTCAGTTATATCTAATCCATATTTAAAACAAAGAGCTTTTACTAAGACTTGCAGTGATTTTAGTTGCTTATCATCTATATCGTTTCGACCTATCCAGCATATCCCTATACTATCTGAGTTGTGGTTTCTAACATGCGCACCCTTAATTTCAGGCTTTCTTCCGTTTTCAACTGTGCCGTTTCTTCTAATTACGTAATGATATCCAATATCTGACCACCCGTTATCATTCATATGCCAGTCTCTAATTTCTCTGGCCCCGATATCTATAGAGTCTTGGGTGTCTGAACAGTGTATCACTAACTTCTTGATTTCACGCATATTTTTTTATCCTCTCATAATTATAAGCTGTACTTACACTAAACTTACACACTTTAACAGCTATATATAGTAGGGCCTATTTCATGGAGGTTGGTAATCGCCAGGGCAACAAAACTCGAAATGTATCAGAGAGGCATTGAAATTCGTAAAATGATTGGGGAAGGTTATCCCGTAGATCAAATATGCGAAGAGATTGCCAGACAGTTTAAAATCTCACCTAGAACGGTACAAGATCAATATTACACTATTCTAAAAGAAATATCTTTAGTTGTTACTGAGGATAGAGAACAGCTACGTGCTAAATTGATGGCTAGGAATGAAACTATATATCAAAAAGCTGTAACTGAGCGTAATTATCGAACCGCCCTCGACGCTAACATGGCACAGGCCAAACTTGGGGGATTGTTTGAAAAAGAAGACTCTTCGAAAGAGTTACCGGAGATCATTGAGGTCACTGAGCGCAAGCCCCTAAAAGTTGTGGGGCAAACCGATGAGTCGGAATAAGAAAGTAGAATTATCTACACCGCAGATGGACTTCTTTGGGTCCGATGATAAGTACACACTATTTTGTGGTGGACTTGGAGGCGGTAAGACTTTTTGTGGAGCAATGTGGGCAATTCATATGGCCCTAAAGTATCCACAGGCTAACGGATTAATAACAGCGAACTCGTATTCACAATTAAAGAAGGCAACCCTTGCTGAGTTATTTAAACTGTTAACCGAACTTGGAATTGAATATAAGTATAAGCAGAATGAAGGGATTGTCACTATAGGTGATTCCCAAATTTTTTGTTTATCAATGGAAAAATACGATTTACTTAGGGGGATTGAAGTCGGATGGGCGTGGAGCGATGAATGTGCGTTCTACAAAGAAGAAGCCTTTAATGTACTTCAAGGTCGTATTAGGGGTAAGCGCGGTCCTCTTCAATGGAAAGGAACAACTACCCCGAACGGGTTTAATTGGCTTTACACAAAATTTGTAGAGAAGCCGCTTAAATCTTCTAGAGTTGTATATGCAACTACAATGGATAATGCGGAGAACCTTGGTGATGATTACGTTGAGTCTCTTCGTGGCATGTATGATTCTAGGTTAGCGGCTCAGGAACTTGATGGACAATTTGTTAACTTAAATAGTGGTAAGGTTTACTATGCTTTTGACCGAAATAAACATTGCAAATCAACAAACTATCGGTCTGGCTCTATTTATGTGGGCCTTGATTTTAACGTGCATCCCCTTTGTGGCATTTTTTGTACGGAAAAGGATGGACAAATCCATGTTATTGATGAAATCTACCTCGAAGACTCGAACACATTTAAAGCTAGTAAAGAAATAATTAGAAGATACCCGTTAAGTGACCTCAGAGTGGTTGCCGATGACAGTGGAAGTAGAAGAAAGACATCAAGTAATACAACAGACCATGAGATTATAAGACGAGCTAATTTGAAGTTAGAAAAATTTAGAAACCCTTTAGTTAAGGATAGATATAATAACTTAAATAGATTATTCGATCATAATAAAATTGTTATTGACCCTAAATGTAAGAAATTAATTGAAGACTTAGAAAAACTTACTTACGACAACACAGACCCAATGCTAAGTCACATAAGCGATGCGCTTGGTTACGCAGTTTGGCATTTAAAGCCGTTTAAAAAACCTAAGCGTGAAACTAAAGTTAGATATTACTAGGAGAGTTTAGTTTGCCAACGCAGAAACCTTTAATTGAAATGATTCCTGAGATCTTAAATCACGTAGACAAATACAAAGATCTTTTACAGTTTAACCAAAGAGTTTATGACGTTTTAGAAGGCCAACTAAGAAAAGAAGTAGAGACATCTCTTAGAAACGAACTATTCTCCTACAAAGCATTCCTTCGCGCTAAAGAGCGCATCCCATCTATTAACATTATGAAAAAAGCAACCGACAAGTTGAGTAAGGTTTATATGGAACCGCCAGCTAGAGTTGCCAATAATGCTACCGACATCAAAATAATGGACAACATTTCTAGGATAGCCGGCATTAATCAAGTATTACACGATGGAAACCGCCTACTTAATGCACAGAACATGGTTGCCTTTGAGCCGTTCCTACAAAATGGTAAGCAACAACTTAGAGTTATCGGTGGACATCAATTCCTACCTTATTCAGACAATCCGGCTAACCCTATGGAGATGACAGTCTTTATTAAACTTCTCGGAGTGACTTATCCAGAAAAAGGTGCCGAGTTTGATCGTGGTGGAGCGTTGCTTAATACTAAGGAAGTTAGAGAGGTCCAGTTGTATGCGCTTTATAGTGATGATGAGTTTCTTGTTATAGATAGCAGCGGTAAACCTAGAATAGATAAGATGCGTGAAATGGGAGTTACTTCAACTATCAATCCTTTTGGTAGAATACCTGTAGTTTACAAATCAAAATCAAACTTACAACTAGTTCCTTACTCTAATCGTGAGGGATTTGATATTGCCGTCCTTATTCCTAAACTATTAGCAGATCTTAACTACGCAGCACAGTTTTTATCACACTCTATTCTCTGGACCCGCAATGCTGATCTTGGAGAACAAGAACTTAACCCTGACGTTGTTTTAGATTTGGGTGATAAGTCAGAAGACAACGGGGACCCTCAGATTGGAACTGTTGAACCAAAGGTTGATATCCCCAACGTACTAACTCTTATTAACTATCAAATATCTACATATTTTGAGTCTATTGGTATTAAAGCTAAGTCTAGCGACATACTTACTAATGGAAGAGATTCTAGCGCAATTGGTAAAGCCATTGATGAAGGTGATACTACAGCAGAGAAAAAGAATCAAGTTGAAATGTTTAGAGATGTTGAGCATAGACTTTGGGATTTAATGTCTACAGTTCAAGATGTATGGTCTTCTCAAGGTGAATTGGTTGAGCCGAGAAAGTTTAGCAGTAATTTCACACAATCTTTTAGAGTCCAGTTTAATGAAATGCGTCCTATGAAGACTGACAGACAAAAGTTAGATGAAATTCAGTTGTGGAGAGATCAAAAGTTAATGACTCGCAAGCAAGCCCTTCGCACCATGAAGCCTGACTTTACTGAAGAACAAATCGACCAGTGGATGAAAGAATTAGACGATGAAGCAATGGAAAACTTAGATAAAATGATGATGGGATTACCTAGCATGGGACCCGATAGACAGGCTGATGGAACTTTCCAAGAAGGCAACCAAGTAGGCACTAACCAGACTGAGGAATCTAGTGATCAATGATTTAGTTAGAATTTGGGATAAGCTAGTTTCAACAATAGAAAAAGCAACAGTAGATAATCCTACATTAAAAAGAAGATTAGGTCAAGAAACCATAAAAGAGGTTAGAGATAGAACAAGAAAAGGTCTAGGCGTAGGTAAAGGTAAGACAGATAAATTATTAAAGCCGCTTTCGGATGGATACGTATTTCAAAGAAAAACATTAAGAAAGTCAGGTAAACTATCTGGAGAAACTACACCATCAAAATCTAACTTCACAAAAACCGGAGAAGCGTTAGATACACTTACTTTTAAAGTTACTAAAGACGGTGTAAATGTTACTCCTAAAGATGAAAAAAATAAAATTAAATTTAAAGATCAAGATAAAAACGAAAGAGAAGTATTAAAACTTACAAAAGAAGAAGAGCAAAAGCTCACAAATCTAGTGGCAGATGAAATAGTCAAGTCACTTAAAAATTTCAAAGTCTGATAGTATCAGATAAATTTAATGGGTTGTACCCAAGGAGGATAAAATGAGCGTTGAAGATCAAAGCCAAGCTAGTAGCGAAGGAAAAGATCAAGTTGTTAATGGTGGTAGCCAAGACAATTCCCAAGACGTTGTTCACCGCAAGGCATACGAAGAAGTCACTAAGGATATGCTTAAGTATAAATCTGAGCGCAAAGAACTTCAGGCGCGTCTTAATGAAATTGAGACACAAATGAAGGCAGCCGAAGAACAAAAACTTAAGGATAACGAAAAGTGGCAGCAACTTGCCGAGCAAAAAGAAAAAGAATTAGAGCATTTAAAGCAACAAACTTTAGCTGAAAAGAATAGATATTTAGATTCAGTTAAAAGGAATGCTTTAAAGAATGAATTAGGTGGAAAAATTAATGAAGCCTATTTAGTTCATGCTGACATCAACTCTATTGAGTTTAATGAGGATGGTACACTTAACCCTGAAAGTGTGGCCGCCGTTGCAAACAAATTTAGAGAAGATCATTCTACATTGATTCCTTCTAACGCAAACAATTCAATAACTAACCAAGCTCCTTCTAATGAGGCTCCGGCCCCTAAGTCGTTAGAACAAATGTCTACGGCTGAGAAGATTGCTTTACTTAATAATAGAAAATAGGAGTATGAGAAATGGCTGATACTATTATAAATAGTGCTAACTCAACTGCCGCTACGGAAAGAGAGATTATACTTTCAATCGTTCAAGACGAATTACTTCGTGCGTCTATGTTGAGACCTACTGTAACTGAATATCCTGCTAACCCTGGCGAAAAGTCTGTTAGCATTCCCAAGTTTAGCGCGTCTTTTGACGGTCCTGCTGACATTAACACTGACGGTGCTACTGTGTCTGACTTCCAAGACATTGCTTTCGCAGTTGACACTATCGACTTAACTGAGCATAAAGCTATCCCTTACAGAATTACTGATAGAGCTTCTCTTCAATCTTCTGTAAATGTTAAGGCTGAAGCAGCTAAGTCTGCTGGTAAGCAAATGGGTATCTACATGGATGACCAAATTATCGCCCGTTTAAGAGAGGCTTCTGCTGCTACGCCTGATCACAAAATCGATCTTGATGGTGCTGCTGTTGCTGGTGTTGCTACTGCATTAACTCTTGACGGTATTACTGAAGCTCGTAGACTATTAAACGTTCAAAACCTTAACAGTGAGCGTTGGATGGTTCTTAGCCCAGACTTGGAAAAAGATCTTTTAGACCTTGACCAATTCCGTAACGCTGAAAAATACGGTTCTCGTGAAGCCCTTTTAAATGGTGAAATCGGTCGTGTTTATGGTTTCAGAGTAATGGTTCACAATGGCGTTTCTTCTAACGAAGCATTTGCTTACGAGAAAGAAGCTGTTGGAATCGCTGTTCAGCAAGAAGTTAAGTTTGAAGAGCAACGTGCTGATGTTCGTTTGCAGGCTACAGACTATGCCTTCACAATGTTGATGGGTTCTGTTGTCCTTGACGGCGGAAAGAAAGTTGTTCACTTACAAGGTGCATAATCTTTAATTTAGGGTTTGGGGCCTTCGGGCTCCTTTCCTGATGTTATAAAACTATGTCAGACGTTAATATTGACATAGAAAACTTACAGGAGTCTAATGGAAATCTATAACCAGCCCCCTGCGGCACTAGGACCAGCTAAAGATCATGAGGAACTTAGAGTTCTTATGTTAGCTAATAATAGTAGACATGGTAAAAGATTCCATTACTTCGATTTTCATGTATTCAAGGGTAAACTTTGGTGCATGTTTGAAATTTCAGAAAAAGATAAGGTAAAGGTAGAGCGTGGGTCTAAATAAGGGATTTCGACAAAACGACGCTGAAGCGTGGATTGAAAATACTTCCGATGGTGGAGTAGATCGCCGCGTTAACGATCAGATAGCCCACGATAAATTAGATCAAATAGCATCTGGCTTAGGCACTTCTAATACAACTACAACTAATATAAATACAATTATAGCTATAGCCAACAGTGAGGTTGCTCAAGTAATGCCCGCTAACACCAAAGGTTTTACTGTAAGAAGTAGAAACAAGGGTACATTAAGATTAGCGTATAGTGCTGGCGGAACTTCCATAGCTTATACAACCATTGTTCCAGGAAAAACATACGAAAGTAATAAATTTTATAGCTCGTTGACGCTTTATTTCCAAAGTACAAAGGCCGGCGATATTTTGGAGATAGAAGCTCACGTTTAACAACGGGGGACAAAAGGAGAATGAATGAAGGATCAATTAACTTTTGATACCACAGATGCAAACACAATTGCAGACTCAGATAACGTAGGAGCTTTTTTACGTACTAGTGATGGTACATTACTTACTCATACAGATGTAAGTGGTAAGAAGGCGTTAGATGTTCGCATTGCTGAAGGTATTGATGTTGGGGTTAGTTTCAGTGCAGCAGATAGTTCAGTTGAGTCTTGGTTACATGATGGGACAGGTACAGCTATTACTAGCACAGGTGGTGCAATTGACGTCAATATCGCTAGTGGTACACTTTCTATTAACGACGCCGCACTTGCTGACACTGCTATAGCCTCTGGAGCAACTTCATTGGCCGTTGCTGATACTGCACAGGATATAGTTGCTTCACCACTAGCTAATCGCAAATATTTGCACGTTTACAACAACGACAATAGAAAGATGTATATTGGTCAAACTGGTGTATCATCTTCTACTGGATTTCCGGTTTCTCCGGGTGCATATATGGAGCTTAGAGCCGGGGCATCTATAGACATTGAATTTGTTTCTGCTAAGGCAACTCACGACTTGCGTTATTTAGAGCTTAGTTAATCACCTTTTGTTAGGGGGTTTCGGCCCCCAATTTTTGAGGAAATATGGAAAACACATTTAAAGAATTAGACAAAGAAAAAGTAACGGCCTTCCTAAACCACGTTGCTAAACACGCTACATTCCAACATACAGTTCCTCAAAGTATAGAGTTTTTTAAATTGTTAAGTTATATGCAACAAGAATTATTACCCAAGATAGATGATAATATATTAGAAATAAAAAAAGTAATAGAACCAAAGGAAGATAAGTAATGTCTTTACAACCACTAGACGGACCTGCAGTATATGGAAATTTAAGCGTATCAACAACAGCAGTTGAGTTAAAGGTCGGAGCAAGCGTTTTGGAAGAAAGAAAAGTTGCAACAATACTTCCTACAGATGGAACAATCTACTTTGGTTATGATAATACAGTTACAATTAACACAGGTACACCAATATATAAACAACAATTTTTTCCATTCGAAGTTAGCGAACAGTTAAGTATTTGGGTTATAACTGAAACCGGAACCGTTAATTGTCGTATTACGGAGGTTGCTTAATGAGTACAAGGCGTGGTACAGCAACTCAGACAGCAGACTCTCAACCCTTTGATCCGGGTACTACAGATTTAACTTCAACTGAAACCGGTCCAGCTATTAGAGAGTTGGCGACCACAGTTGGCGTTAGTGCAAGTCCTGGTTATCAATATGGTAGATCTGGAACGGTAACACAGGGGACATACTTAAACGTTGTTGGTGGAGTTCCTAGCAATAGAGCCGGAATTACAGTTGCGTTAACTAATCCGGTAATTACTCAAGTTTATGTTGCTTGTCAAGATTTAGATACATTTCAAGTAGAGATATTTGAGCATGATGGAAACGAACAAAATATACAATACAAAGGCTTCGTTCAAATGACTAACCAAAGAGCCGGAACTTTTACTGTTAACATACCAATTACATCCGGAAGACAACTTGCCACTAGGACTAACTTTGGTACATGCAAGAATTTAAACGTTGGACTTCAGCTACAGGGGAGCGCTGAGTGAGTAAAATACTTAAAAACAATACAGCCAGTGATGTTATAATTTCAGATACAGGACAAACAGTTCCCGCAAGCGGCCAATTAACTATACAAACTGGTGATTATTTATTATATGCCGGGAGTGATGATGTTGTTACTTTAGTGGGAAATTCAACTCTTACTGTTAACGATGGGTCTGATGATTTAAGTATAAATGATGGTATAAAATTAATACAAGGTATATTTCCTAATCCAGTTGGGGCAAATATATTAACTAATGATACCGATTTTTCAACAGAAACAAAACAAGATAATTTAATCACGCAGCAGACATCGACTAATACCAAACTGGATACATTAAACTCCAAAGACTTTGCTACTAGCGCCAAACAAGATACAAGCAATACAAGTTTAAATTCTATTGATACAAAATTAACAGATAATGCGACAGCGACTAATCAGGTCACATTAAACACAAGAGTTGGCGACTTAACTGAAACAGCTCCGGCAAGTGATACAGCTAGTAGCGGTCTTAATGGTAGACTTCAAAGAATAGCCCAAAGAATAAGCTCTTTAATAACAGCAATGACTACCGGCACAGGTATATTATCTACAATACGCGGTGCAACAGACGGCACTCAGATTGGAAATATTGCGGATAGGCTTAAGGTTGTTTCATCTCCACTCGATCCCGGTGAGTTTGTTACATATAAATCGGATACTGAGGTAGTTTTAAGTAGTGATGTAACCTACACAACTCTACATTCAGTTTCTGGTTCTGGCGTATTCGTTGGAGCGTCTTTTGTTGTTGATAACGATCAGGCTGAATGTGTAATTGAAATTGATGGAAATGTTGTGTTTGACTTTACTGGAGCTTTTCTATCTGAGGTTGTAAATAAAGATGCCGACTATAAAGCTTCTGGTTTATTCGGAGTTACTGGTGATGGTAAAAGACTTTACTGTACGCCAATTACACCATTTAACTATGAAACTAGTTTAGTATTTAAAGCAAGGAAGTCCGGAAAGAAAGTTAAATACCAACTATACACATATTCGGAGATGTAATGCACCCATTTGCAAATAAAAACATAGGTAGTAAGAAATTATATAGACGTAAACATGGTGTAAGTGAAACTATTACAGCTAACTCCACCGGGTCTATATCGTTCTCGGTTCCTTATGCACACGCTAAAATAACTAAAGCTGAGCTTGTTAATTGTACAGCGGGTGATACTGTAGATTTAAAGATAACAGATGATACCTCCGGCACATATACAACAGTACCTAATCATACATTGAACCAATTTGGGTTCTCAGTCTGTATGCCTAATGGTATGTATATAGATGAATCTCAGTATGATGC